TGGGATTGATGCCTACAGATTCTCCCATGACGGACTTAAATTGTCCACCAAGTACGGATTTCATAGATATGTTACCCCCATTTCCCCAGATTGCGGAGTCACCAGCCCGTCCTTCTTTGGGTTTTTGGCTCTCAAAGTGCTCACTGGCGGCTGTAGCCTCGGCATATTGCTTGTCAGTTAGCTTGTTGTTGCGCTTGAGATAGCCTGTTTGGTGTTCACCCTCTTTGGTGGACTTGATATCGGTCATCTGGAAGTCTTTGGCTAATCCTTCCAGTGTTTTATCCGTTTTTGCCGTCTTTGCAGACCTTGTACCTACTGGTTTAAGGTGTACAACAGAAATAGCGGCTTTGCATAGCTTCATAGGGCATTCTGGCTCCCATGCCTCAAAGATGCCGTGTGATTCGCAGTAGTAGTCTCTTAAGATAGCCATAGTTACCCTCTAAGTGCTTCGTTAAGGTCAGTTTCACTGTAATCATGGCGGTTGACCATTCCCACCTTGATTTTTATCCCGTCAGAGGTAACTTTCAGCCCCATACCCGCCATCATGGGGGGTTCTGGTGTCTTCCTGTACTCCACATAACGGGTTAAATCCCTGCGTCTCATTACCTTGACGTTGCCTGCTTTCCATTGCGTATAGGCTTTGTTGACCCGCATCTGGACGTATTCGGTAAGCGGTTCGCACTGACGGATGAACACATCCCGAAAATGCTCCTTGTGTATTCCCGCTAACTCGCAAAACAGGGGGATAGAGATGCCTCTTTCCTTGTCAGCACAAAACTTTTGCATCTGCCGCAGCAGTTCTTTCTTAGTTAGGATAATCATGAGCCGTACATTCCTATCTTTTTAAGGTAGTCACTGACGTTTCTGCCAACAGAGAGCTGCTCTGCCGTGTAGTCTTCCTGTGACTTACTCACCTCACGGGTAATCCTAGCGGCTATCAGGCGAGGCTGGACTTGCTCTGCAAAGGCTACCACTGCCAAGGCAGAGGCTATCACCCGGTCATCTTTGGCTCTACCCGGCGCTCCTATGAACCCGTCCTCACGCACGATGGTCTTCATCTCTTCCAGTAAGTCCATGCTCATGACGTTCATCATCTCACGCTCAAAGAAGTCTTTCATGTAGGCCAGCATCCGCTCTTTGGTGGAACTGGTTGTCAGAAAGCCTATGCTCATGCTTGGCCCACCAAGAGAGTCATTACGCCGCCAGAGGTAGTTGGACATGTTGCCAAGTACGTCCATCAGGTCAGACCCCATCTTGTTGTTCATGCTAACTGCCATGCGCTTCAAGGTTCTAATCTCATTAATGACAGCCTGACCGGGGCCGTTGATTTCCAAGTTCAGTGTAGAGTTTTTGTAGGCTCCTGCCAAGTGCGCTATCACCCACGCAAACTGATAGGTGTTCATCTCAGAGGTAGCAAACTCAGCTACTTGGTCTAGGCCGTTGGCATAGCAGCGATAGACTTGTATGCAGAACCTGTCTGCCCAATCACTGCTGCCGTAGGCTGGGTCAGCACCTATGACGTAGTAAGCGGTGTCAACAGGCTCTTCCCATACCTTCAGCGTACCCAAACGCTCAGTGGACTTCAGCACCTCTGTGTCTTGGAAGGACTGACCAAAGACATAGCGGTAGCAGTCTGGCAATTGTTTCTTGGCAACCTTGGCAGACTCTGTACAGCGGCTGTGCGAGAAGAAGGAAGTGCCGGTCATCACAAAGGCGTAGTCCTCTGTAGGAGGAAACTCTTGGTACATCAGGGACTCATCCTTGATACCTTCACTTAGCTTCCAGCGCCACCACGCCATCTGACGGGAGTTAATCTCTACGCCGTAAAGTTTCTTAATATCTTTTGTCCACTCCTTCTCTTCTGGGGTGAGCCTGCCATCCCAATAAACTTTGTAGATGTTGCTGCTGGCATCTACGGAGTAGTATTCGTTACGCCACCAGCCGCAGAAGATTGCTTTCTGGGTCTTGGCAGACTTGGCTACCTTGTACATGTCGTGAAACATGTTAAAGCCCTGCGCTGTGCTTTCAAACATGTACAGCCGCTCTGGGTTCTTCTCTGCTAGAGAAGCTATCAGGGAGGCTAATCCTTCCTCATTGCCCCAACTAGCAGTTTCTGTACCGTGAAGGTAAGTGATAGCCTTGCCTTGCCCTAGCCTACTTTTGTTACCAGCAATCTGATAGAAGATACGACTTCTGTTTTTCAGAACCATCTGGTTACGATTGTGGGCTATCAGGGGTATCTTGTATTCCTTGGGTAGCCCGTCCATGTACATACCCAGCGTAGAGCGGAACATGTCCCTGTTCTCTTCTGTGTCTGCCACCAGAGTCCCCTGCCATCCGGGGTGTGTGAACTGCCAGTAGAGGTCAAGGGCAAGACTGACGGTAGTGATGCCTAGCTGCCTGCCTTTTAGGATAACAAAGAAATGGATGTCATTTGCCAGCCCTTTCTGTATTTCCTCCATGACGTACTTCTGCGTACCCAGAAGGTTGCCCATCTTCTTTAGGCCTTCTTCCTTAGTCTCAATCTTGAGTTCGCTACAGAACTTGTAGAAGTGGTCTAAGTTAAAGTTCATGGAACTATCTTGCCGTGAAAGGGAAGGCGACTGTCTATCATTAATTCTGTACTGAATGTTCCTTTTATGATGTCATCACAGCGGTTGACAAACATCTGTACGTTCTTCTCATAGCGTCCTTGGTACAGGTGATAAACACCTTCCTCAAAGTGAGTGCCTATGCCGTACAGACCGTAAGTGTGTAGCCGCCACACACCCTCTTCTGGTATGGCTGTCCAGTGGGTAGGGTACAAGGTCTTGTAGCGTATGCCTGCCATCTCTGCTGCATAGCTTACGTTTTCTGCTACATCTGCTACAGGAGTCTCTGAGAAGGTAGGACGCTGCATAGCCTTCCAAGTCTTACGCCAGATGAAGAAGAAAGCAGGAGCAGCAAAGATATGGGACTTAGGAGGGATGTGATTACTAGTTTGGGCAATGCCTACAAATGATTTATTGTCTGCCGCATATTGGATAGCATCGTCCACTACCTTTTTGTTGGTAGGTACACAGTCAATGTCTAGGAAGCCCACCACATCAGCAGCACTGTTAGCCAAGATGTTGTCCATCCAAGACCCGTGCGGAGTCTGCTGAATAGAGTAGCCCACCTGTAACCCTAGATGGCGGCAGACATCACTGTGAGATTTCAGCATATCAACATGGGTGTTAGGCCATGCTAGGGTGTGTATCTCTACGTTCATACTTCTGTCTTTCCTGTTAGTTCTTTATATTGAGTGTATGTTCGCATTGTCAACTCCCCGTCTATTTGCATGATTACTTTAGTGTCATCAGGGATAGGCTCTTTGTTCTGACTGTAGTGAAAGGCAAAGCTGGTAGGGTAGTTCACAGTAGGAACACCTGACCTCACTATCTTTAGACCACTAGCCTTAACGCTTTGCCAGAACACCCGGTCATCAATGATGCACAGCCTCTTGTCTTTCAGTCCCCATGCCCGTAACAAGTGAAAAGCATCCTTCCTGATAAGGTAGCAGTTAGTGTCATTGAAGTGAACACCGTCTGACTCACTGTCCACACACATATAGCTGCCATTTGTCCTGTACAGGTTTCTAGGGCATGTAACAACAGGAGCATCCTCACGCTGCATGACCTTGACCATCTGCTGAATATGCCCCTTCTCTAGCCAGCAATCAGCATCCAGCAAAAGAATAGCGTCTGCTCCCTGTGCATCTGCTATGGCGCAACCAATTAGTCTGGGCGTATCCCCGTAGTCATCACATCTGGGAAGTTCCACATGAAACATTAAGTCCCGCAACTCATCTCTGGGATGCCCGTCAGCCAACATGTAGTGCCGCACATCTGGGTACGTCTGGGCAAACACACTGCTCCTGCAACGTACCAAAACGTGTAGAGCCTCCCTGTAGTAAGGAGTTATAACCGCTACCCTCATACGTCCTCCAATACTTCCGTATCTACCACCACCCGCATGTAAGCCTTGAGCCTGTCATCTGACTTCTTGCCGTAAACCTTCTCTAATTTCTTCAACTGCTTGGCAAGGAACTTGTTAGCCTCTACAGCACCATAGGTACGCTTGGCAGCAAAGTAACTTGCCACCAGCATCCTAGCCTCTGCCATCTCCAATTGAACCCTGTCTGACACTTACTCACCTACAGGCACTGCCATCCAATCTAGGATGGTCTGGCAAGCAGCAGCTACCTCTGGGCTTTCATTCCACCCGTCTAACTCATCGCGTATCTGTGCCAGCCTAGCCCTCACTAACTGGTCAACAAGGTCTACAGAGTCAATCTTGTGGTTAACGTCTAGTTCTACTTTCATGCCGTTCTCCAAATGCGTATGGACTCACCCTCAGTCCTAGCTATAAACACCCTCTGTAACCGCTTACCCGCCCGGTAGTTAGCGTTTAACACCTTGGCCCTAGCCGCTACCGGCACTACAAACGAATCCCCCACCTCCATGTCCTCATAAGGGTAAGCGTACACAACCCTCGCAGCAGGAATTGCATAACCGCTCTCTCTCTTTATCTCTAACATATCTTAATCTCCTCTCTACCAATAACTAGATACTAGCATACTTATCTTGTAGCCAGAAACCTAAATTTTTATGGGGGGGGACGGGATGTGGAGGTCACACCACACAGGATATGAAACCCAACTTCAATGACCACGGGGCGCGTAGGGGAATGTAGACTGAGCAGTCACAACCCAGACCCCATAGTCATAACGTAGGCATGGAGTACGCATAGTGACTACATAGTTGCGGAGTGAACGGGATGGGACAAACCCCATACTCTTCAGTCTATTTGCTAGACCGATTACCTACATCATAAACACCTAGTATGTTTATAGACTTTACAGTCTAAGTATAACCTAGGTAGCTACCTACTACTACGGGTGTCGTATAGGGTAAACCCTAGTATCAATTCTATAGATTGACACCATGCATAATTGCATAGGATAGCGTTATACTCTAGTCATCTACTAACCTAGTAGGCATATTTAAAGGTTGTACCATGAAAATTCTAGGCTATATCGCATACGAAGGCCCTAGCGCTATTGACGGCGCACCTATCGTAGTAATCATAAATAAGCTTAACGGTAGTGATAACGCTAAAACCGGCGCTATTGTGCAAAGCTTCATTATTCGTTCTGACGTTAACCCGGTAGCTGCGCTAAAGAACGGCGCAGATTACAGCATATGCGGTACATGTGAGCATAGACCTATTACCGCTAAAGAAACCGGGAAACCACCATGCTACGTTAACGTAGGGCGCAGCGTACTGGCTGTATACAACGCATACAAGCGCGGTAGGTACGTAAAGGCTAGCCTGGAAACTATAGCGCTAGCGTTAGCCGGTAAAGCTTTGCGGATAGGTACATATGGAGACCCGGCAGCTGCGCCGGTTAGCATGTGGCAAAGGGTTAGCCGGTACGTTACCGCTAGGGCCGGTTATAGCCACCAATGGAAAGAAACCGGGTTTGACCATGCTGCATGGTCTCCATTGGTAATGGCTAGCGCGGACAGCATCGATGATGCAGCGTTAGCTAACCTTTACGGTATGCGCTCTTTTAGGGTATCGGTAGGCATCGATAAACAACCCGGTGAGGTTACATGTCCGGCTAGCGCAGAGGGTGGCAAAAAGGCTACATGCGCCGATTGCATGTTATGCGGAGGTACTACCAAAAAGGCTAAAGACGTAGTAATTGCAGACCATGCAGTAGGACATGATAAAAGACGGGTAATTATGCTAGCGACAGCATAGGGTTTTCATGTAAACCCTTAGAGATAGGGGTTTACCGGGCTAATCCTAGCCATTGTTTAACTTTATGAGGTTGTACCCATGATAAAGACACTAACCGCAAAATACCGTGGCACATGCCGGGCTACAGGTAATCCTATCAAACCCGGTGATTTAATTGAATACGATACCGGTTCACGCGCCACTTACCTCGCGCACGCCACGCGCCCACGCGCGGACTATGTATCGCATGTATTTACCATTGGCAAAAACGAATACTACCGTAACAAAAACGGACTATGCGAAGACGCGCCATGCTGTGGATGCTGCACTATCTAACCCCTAACCCTTGGAGATAAATCATGACAAAAATTGTATTTAACCGACTCTTAAACGGCTATTTCATTGTGAAAGGGCCGCATCAAACCCCTATTAGCGGACGGTTTGAAACCCGTGCGGATGCCCTCGCGCATCTAAACCGTACACGTTAACCTTTGGAGAAACCCCATGCTAACCATTGACGAAATCAAGGCTATTCGCGAAAACCCGGCTATTTACCGGGCCGCAGTACAGGCTAACCTAGAATTTGCCACGCGCGCGCTAACCTGTGCGGTAGCGAAAACCCCTAAACAGAACCGTTTTCAAACCCTAAGTGAAGCGCTAGAGTCCGAAGGTGTCTCACACATGTGGAATTGGAGACCAATAGCCTACGGAGAGACCGTGTCCCTAACCTATGATGACGGCACACGCTATGGGCACTATGTGTCCGTATACAGGGACGAAACCGGGCTATATGAGCGGCCCGTACATTATCGGAGGGGCTAACCATGTCTGATTTTAACCCTCGCGAATACCTTAGCTATAGCCCCGAGAGGGGCTGGCTACTGATTTATCAGGGTAGCCCATTGTGTGACTACAAAAAAACCTTAGCGGATGTCCTACAGGTGGCAAAGCACTACCGCATAACCCTCCCGGATGTAACATGGATGGGAGACCTAGCCGATTGGAAAACCACAAACGACATAGAGGTGACAACATGAACTGCTGCGACTACGAATGTAATCAGGGGGATAACTGCCCTGTAAGGGTAAACCCTACGCATAGGCGATACCCTCGCACACTTGCAGAGGCTTTCCCCCGCTTTCCTGCCCCTGACTTTGCAGAGGAAGGGCAGGACTACCATAAAGCCCTAGAGGTGGCCTTAATAGCCCTTTTAGTAGCCTTGCCGGTCATCCTGTGGCTGCGGTAACCCCATGTGAAGGGCTAGGGGTATGCCAGCGGCTGGCTGCCCCATGCTGGAATTGTCCCGCTTTGCTGAAGCGTAAGAGGCGTAAAACCCCTACGCGCACCCTCGCGCCTAGCATTTCCCCTGTTGATTACATGGTTAATGTGTTGACTAGCCCTAGAAAGCTGAAGTAAGATATGCGTGTTGCCGTGGAAAGTAACAAGTTGAAGGCCGTTTACTCATGCACTACCCCTTATGGGGTTTCCACTAGTGCAGTAGTAAGCGGCTTTTTTATTGTCTTTTCCACGCGCAACCGCCTAGCTGTCGGTGACCCATACGGCAGGGCTAGGGGATAGGTGACTACTGTGGGTAAGCGTTGAGATAGTCACAGGGGCGGCGAAGATAGAACCCCTACGCGAACGTCTGTCGGGTATGTGCGGCTCCGTCCAGCATTGAAGGCCTTTCCCTTTCAGTAGGGAGGGCTAGGTTTTGCTCACCATCCAGCAGAGGGGTTTTATAGTAGGTTAAGGTCTAGAGTAGGTAAGAGATTAGAGTAGGTAACATTCTTTTTTTTTAGAGGGGTAAACATGAAAGACATACAGTACATACACTTTAGAGGTTTGCTGGCATTCCTCTTTTTTCTAACTGGCTTAGTGCTACTGGCGTATGCGATATGGGGGAAGTGATGACAGGCTACCAAAGCAAGAAGGCTGCGGCTTTAGACAAGCTACTAGACGATGATGATATCCAAGTCTATAAGCGCCCGTGGGTAGGACTGACTGATAAAGAAATTGATGTTATTTATGAGCAACATCACAACCAATATGGCGAATGTGAATCACCTAACTTTGGTTATGAACGCGCAATAGAAGACACATTGAGAATAAAGAACACTTGACCTGTATCTTTTTAACAACTAACTTTACAAAACTTTACACTAATTAAGGGTAAACCCCTATTCCATTAGATGATTAGACGTGTATAATATTAGGTGTAAGGCGATAGAGTCTTACGTTTGTTCATTAACATTTAAAGGTAGTACCAACATGTATACAACAGGAAAACCATACTGGGCTTTACAAATCAACTCTTACAAGTTGAAGAAAGAACTCCCAGCAGATGAGTACCGAAGTACCCTAAAACAACTCCAGTTTGACCTAAAGCATTACGCCAAGGGCAAGGTGGAATTCAAGACAGAGGAAGAGGCCAAGAGAGCCTTTGACAAGTTGCCGAAGTTCTTACAGAAGGCGGCATACATCCCAGAGTTAACCCCAATCCACGGGCTAATCTAATCAACCACGGGGGGAGAAATCCCCCCACTAATGAAAGTTTCACCATGAATAAATACTGTGTAAATTGTGTTCACTTTATCCCCAAAGAGGGTGACCCCCATCACCTCTACGCTCGCTGTTCTGGCGGCACTCTCCCCCTTCCCCTTTCCCTAGTCACTGGACAGCCCAAATACGGGGGAGAACTCAAGTACGCTGAAGTTAGGCGTATGTCCAGCGAAACCTGTGGCCCTGATGGTCACCAATACGAGGAGAACACCAATGTCTGACTTTTCACCAGAAACCCGTAACAGTGCTTGGTGGTCAGGCGATAGCCGCCTAGCCGCACAAGGCCGTGCTAACGAAGCCATCCTGACAAAACAGGGCAAGATGGAACGTCCTGACTTATCCCAAGTGGAAGCTGTCCAGATGGGTCACATCATGGAACCAGTGATAGGCAAGCTAGCTCAACAGAAGTTACAGGTAGAACTTCACAAGATAGAAGAGGCTTTGACTCACCCTAAAGAATCTTGGCTACGTTCTCATTTTGACTTTGCAGGAACTGAAAATGGTAAAACAATATTGGTTGAGGCTAAGAACTATAACGCAGGCACACGCTCTAAGTTTGATGCAGACACTGGACTTATGCCAACTGCGGATATGGCTCAACTTGTCCACGAAGCAACCGTATTCGGTGTCGAGGTGGTTTATCTTGCCGTTTTATTTGGTGGTCAGGAGTTTGTCCTTATTCGTAAGGAAATTACTGACGAGATGAAGACCAAGCACATACAGGAAATGGCTGTCCTGTGGGCGCATGTCGCATCTGGTACTGCCCTACCCCCGGAGACTGTTGACCAAGCCAAGGCTCTGTACCCTGTAAGCATGGAAAGCACCCGTCTAGCGTCTGCAAGCGTAGAGGAAGCAGTCAGGTATCTCTCTGCTATCAAACGTGAAATAAAGGCCTTGGAAGAGCGGGAAGACCAGTTCCAAACGCTAGTGCAAGGCTACATGGAAGACAAGGCTACGCTGGCAAGCATAGATGGCAATGTCCTAGCCACTTGGAAGTCTGCCAAGGCATCTATGAAGTTTGATTCCAAGCTGTTCCAAGAGGCTATGCCTGACATCTACAAGCAGTTCATCCGGGAGATGCCCGGTTTTCGGAGGTTCTTAATCAAATGAAAGCACATCCCTACCAACACAGACACCCTACTACTGGCGTAACAACCAGCAGTGAGGGCATGGACTTGCGAGACTACTTTGCTGCTCAAGCCATGCGCTTTTCAATGTTTGATAGAAAAAATTATGAAAGCTGGGATGAAGTTGCAAAAGCCTCATACAAGATGGCAGACGAAATGATGAAAGCTAGGGAGCCTAAAGATGAGCAGTCTTGACCTTGCAATTTACGTTATGGCAGTCAGTTCTGTCATTGATACCGCATTAACACTTATGGAGAAGTTCTTATGAGTATATTTTCTGATTTAGCTGACCAAGCAGAGAGCATCGTTAAACGTAGTGACCACTTTGGATTAATGTCAAAAGAAGGATATAAGTATTCTTCTTACAAAAAGTTTGGCTTGTCCATTGTTGATATTTGTTCACAGATTGTTGTGCAAGGAACTGATGAGCCAGTGCAGACAGAAACTCTGAACATCATCTTAAAAGAACGTCAACGCATCAAAGATGAAATTCTTAAATTCTTTGGAGTAGAAAGCCATGAGTAATATCATTCCCTACAACGACATGCAGCAGATGGCAGAGGTAGCTGCTAGTAGCAAGATGTTTGGGTTTAAGAACCCGCAAGAGGCACTAGCTATCATGCTGCTGTGCCAAGGCGAAGGACTGCACCCTGCTATCGCTATGCGTGACTATCACGTTATCCAAGGTAGGCCTGCACTGAAAGCAGATGCCATGCTTGCTAGGTTTCAGCAGGCAGGCGGTGCTGTCAAGTGGGATGTGTACACAGACCAAGAAGTAACAGGTACGTTCTCTCACCCTAGCGGTGGTAGCTTGGCAGTTACTTGGCTACTCTCTCATGCCAAACAAATAGGTATTGCAAGCAAGGATAACTGGAAGAACTACCCTAGAGCCATGCTACGGGCTAGGTGTATCTCAGAAGGTATCCGTGCGGTCTATCCCGGCTGCGTGGTAGGTGTGTACACGCCAGAAGAAGTGCAAGACTTCCAGCCAGCCCCTGCCACTAAAGACATGGGCATGGTGGAGGAAGTGCAGTTGCCAGCAGTACCGCAGGAACCAGACGGAGCCTATGCCCTGTATGTCCCCGGCAACCCTGACCCCTACAACCGCTTTCACACTGTTGATGAGTGGCTAGTGGGCTATGTTGACATGATTGCGCGTATCCATCACAGCACAAAGATGCCAGATGGTCTGAAGGCCGAGAAGATAGATAGCCTAAAGGTATGCAACATGGACATGATTGACTCGCTGGATAGTCTTGGCAAGGCAAAGATAAAGGCCAACATGGTTAAAGCTGGAGTGCCTTTATTCCCAAAGTCGGAGTCGTCCCCACTAAGTCCCGAAGTGGTACACAGCGAGACAATATCCTAAGACACCTAGAAGCAGGCAAGTCGTTAACCCCACTGGAAGCATTAAATGAATACGGTAGTTTTCGGCTTGCTGCCCATATCGAAGTTCTTAGGAAAGAGGGATACAACATCTTTACAAAGATGGTTAAGCAACACGGCAAGGAATACGCCAGTTACTCATTACAGAAAGGAAGAGAGTATGAACAATCAACATCGTGAGATGCCCGGCAGCGGGGTAGCGTTCTTTGAAGAGGAAAAGAAGTCAGAGAAAGGCCCAGACTTCAAAGGCTTCATAGTACTAGAGATGGACTACAAAGCTGGAGAGAAGCTGAAGTTTGCTGTCTGGCAACGTCCTACTTCTAAAGGCACTAGCCTGCTGTCTTTCAAAGAAGACAACTGGACTAAGCGTAAGAAGATGGAAGAGAAAGAGGCTTACCGCGCAGAAGTAGTGGAGGTAACCCCTGCCTACAAGAAGCCAAGGGTTGACTCTCGTATTGCTGCTGATGACGATAGCGAAATTCCGTTTTGATTTAGAAAGGATTAAATATTATGACTGAAGAAGAATTGAACTCCTTGAGAGAAAAAGACATAACGCAGTGGGTAATAAAGAATGGTGAGAAAAGGATGTTAGAAGACATTGGTCAAACACCGAAGTTGTCAGCACTAAAACTATCGGAATTTATGAAAGTAGATTTTTCTGCCGTTAGGGAAGCAAAAAAACATTGGCATACCACCAACACTACAAGAAAACATTAGACAGAAAGTTTTAATGGCAAAGGACTCACCCACCAGTAGGACATTGGCAGTCTTGCGAGAGCAAGGCTACACAGTGGCTATCGTTGAGAAGTGGAACCCTCACGCAAGGATACGGCAAGACCTGTTTGGGTTTATCGACATCCTTGCCATCAAGAGGGATGAGACATTAGCGGTGCAGGCCACTGCGTCCGGGGTGAGTGACAGGATAAAGAAGATTATGGCTAGTGAACTATTACCGAAAGTGAGGGAAGCAGGATGGAAGATACAAGTATGGGGCTGGCGCAAGTCAGCGAAAACAAAGAAGTATGTCTTGCGGATAGAGGACATATCGTAGAACTGATAAACATGTCTCTACAGCAACTGTGGGAAATGGCTTATCGGGCTGGTTATGAAGATGGTATGAGTTTTATTTCAAAGGATTAAAAATGGCTGAAGGCGGCAAAGTTATGGAAACAACAGAAGCAGTTAAACCACACATCTTTGTGGCTACTCCTATGTACGGCGGCATGTGTACAGGCTACTTTACAAATAGCCTCATTGCTATGACTAACGTGATGAAGAACTGCGGGTGGGATATGTCCTTCTCCAGCATGTTCAACGAATCACTTATCCAGCGTGGCAGGAATGCTCTTGTCCACCAGTTCCTAAAAACACCCTGCACTCACTTGCTGTTCATTGACGCAGACATTAAGTTTGATGCCAACGACATCCCTCCTATGATTCATGCAGACAAAGGCATCATCTGCGGCATCTACCCTAAGAAGGAAATCAACTGGCAAGGCGTAGAAAAAGCAGTACACGAAGGTACAGACTGGAAGGAACTGCCAAAGCGTACAGGCTCTCTGGTGGTCAATCTTGTGGGTTACGAAGGTGCAGTCACTGTGCCTGTGGACAAGCCTGTAGAGATATGGGCAGGCGGCACTGGTTTTATGCTTATCAAGCGTGAAGTGTTTGATGACCTTAAAGACAAGGTATCTAGCTACAAGAATGACGTAACCATCCTTGCTGGTGACTTAGGCCAAGAGCCTATCATTGAATACTTTGCTTGCAGCATAGAGCCAGAGACAGAGAGGCTGCTGTCAGAGGACTATCATTTCTGCCGGGTAGCGCGTCTTAACGGGCATAAGATTTACGCAGCACCTTGGGTACGTCTAGGCCACTTTGGAACCTATCTCTTTGAGGGTGGCTTACTGCCAGCGCCATAATGAAATTCACGCAAGATTGGTTTAGCAACACCATCCCTAACTTCCAGTACATCAAGACAAAGCTGCCTTCAACAGAAGCTTTCCTAGAGATAGGAAGTTTTGAAGGTAGGTCAACTTGCTGGATACTTCAGAACATGCTGGACAAAGAAGGGACGCTTGTATGCGTGGATACCTTTGAAGGTGGAGAGGAACACGCAGCACTTGACCTAACAGACTTGAGAAAGACTTTTGATGCCAATGTAGCGGAGGTAAAAGGAACAGACCAAGCTGTTGAGGTGATAGCCAAGACATCTTGGGAGGCCTTGAGCGAGTTGGTGTACTTGGACTTTACGTTTGATTTCATTTATGTGGATGGCAACCACCAGACTCCAGAAGTTCTGTTGGATGCTTGTCTCGCATTTAAGTTATTGGAGCCAGAAGGCGTGATGCTGTTTGATGACTACGCAGGCGGTGCAGGCGTAGGCGCAGCGGTAGATGCCTTTCTCAAGGCTTACAGCGGACAGTTAAAGGTAATTGTAAAGAACTACCAGTTAGCTGTTCAGAAGGTCAGCGTTTAGCTGTCTTGGCTGCTTTGCGAAAAGATGCGGCAGTAGGGTAACCTTTCTGTCCGGGTCTTTTTGCTGGCAGGCCAGCTTTCCTGCGCTTGTTAATGTTGTAGTACAAACCACGTTTAGCTTTTGGTGTTTTCATCTGCAACCCCAGCGTTTTCTAGCAGCCTTGCCCCGCTCACCTGTCCAACTCTTAGACCGGGCGCAGAACGATTTATGACGGGGGCCAGACTTGGTAGGGGCTTTGAGGTTACTACCAGTAGCCCTATTTGCCTTTGCTCTACCCTTGGCGGTCAAGCCACCACCCTTCTTGACAGATAGCTTCTCACCTCTGCCAACAGAAAGATTAGGAAACTTTTTCTTAGGCATACAAGCGTGTCCCTTTCTTATCAATGATTAGCACCTGACCTCTAGGCTTTGCACTTTTTTCATTGGGGACAGAGATGTGTGTCCAGCGGTCAAACTCACGGATTAGTTGGTCAAAAGGCAGCTTGGCAGCAATGATTGCTTTCACCACTTCATCAGGAGTTATGCCGGGTACACGGATGTCCGCAGCGCAACCAAGCCGATGCTGGCTGGTGTCTTTGGAACCAACCGCATCGTTGACTTGTTTAGACCGAAATGCAGAGTTGACCATGACGGGTTTACCTCCAAGTTCCACCTTGACCAACTCCAGTAAGCCAGCCAGTCGCACCAAATTTGCTCGCTCTGTTTCATTGGGTGTATTGTCAAACTCTCGGTGGTCTGTGATGGTCAGTTCTTCAAGAGTGAAGTGTTCGGTTAGGTTCATTTAAGACTCTCTTCACCGTGGGACAGCTTCACCCCAGCCAGCAAGCCGATAAACCCACCCACAATGGTTTGAAATGCGGGGGAAATAAGTTTGAATATTTCGGCATTGTCCACAAGGGGGTCAAACAAACCCGCCATCAGCACAGCCACCATACCGATGATAACCACGCAAAGGGTAAAGCTGACCATCAGGGTAACAAGAAAGGTAAGTTTTGCTTTCATTTTGCCGCCTTATCTGCCAGCTTCTCCGCAGTACGCAAACCACCCAAGCCAAGCATACCTAAGAGCAGAGGCATCATCGTGCCGGTATCCATCTGCGGAAACTTAACGGGGTGACCGTAGAGCGCAGAACCCCACTCAGCCAGAGGCCCAATGACAAATTGAACGGCAAACCCTGCACCACATATCCAGCCGATAGCTGGCCTCCAGCCGCTCACAAACAAAGAAGAACTTGCTGCCTCAACCTTATTGATGTCCATCTGACCCGTAATCTGGGCTAACTCGCCGTTCTGTTGGAGTTTCATTAACTCCAGCTTGGCAGCGGCCTGCTGTGCAGGGTCAGGCAGAATTCGGTCTAAGACTTTGCTGCCAACTTCAAAAATAGCGGATACAGGGTCAAGCATAGGTTACACCTTAGACACCCTCGCCGGGGGTAAAGTAGCATTCAGAAGCTGCTGCACCAATAAACGCAATGTACAAAGGGCTAGAGCCAAACTGAGTAGGCACAGTAAAGACTCTGATGCTTGCTGGAACAGAAACAAGTGCGTACTGCGGAGAACCGTTAGCTGGCGCTGCAATAGTAGCGCTAGAGTTGGAACTCACATAAAAATACACCGGCTGTCCAGTAGTTCCAGCAGGCTGGTGGTTAGCCACCATTAGCTGATTGCAAGGGCTATCAGCGGTAATGCTGATAATCTGGGAAGCCGTAGTAGCGTTAGCCTTATACGTCTTTCCCTGTGCTTGGAAAGCAATATTGTTAGCCATTAGTACACCTTGCAGCCGCCGCCTTCAGTGGGGCTTTTCTTAGTGTCATAGGTGGGTGTGCCTGAGAAATCAAACACAGAGCGAAAACCTCCCTTGGGAAGCTGACCCGGCTGCCAACGCTCCATATCTTTGCTGCCATCACGGGGCAACTGAGGACGGGTTGATTTAGCTATCTGCTGATTTATGTCGTGAGGACGTTGTACTGACATTACTCTTCTCCTTTGAGGTTACTACAAGATACGCGAAAACTACATAAATTGCTAGTGCTGAGACACGCTCCCATCCCAGACCCCACATTGTCCAGCATCCGAGGCCAAACGAAGTTAAGAGTGCGAGTATAGTTATTAGACGGTCTGATATGACACCTAACGCTATGCGGACTACTGCGGTTGCATCCATGATAAATACCCTCTTTCTGTTGAGAAGTAATCATGTTATCACTTCTCATCATCATCGTCTAACCCAAACCCGCTACCCCATTCGGAGTCAGAGTCTTTCAGCTTCAACTGCTCTAGCTTCAAAGCACGGTCAATTACCCGCATTTTGTCCGTAATAGAGGCGGTAGGGTCATTGGTAACAGAGTCCATCAGGCTATTGATGGCCTTCTCCAACTCAGGATTGATGCCTTTTTGTTTCTTGCTCATTGTCCTACTCCGGGCATACCGCCTAATCTGCGTAATTTGTCAACGGCAGTTTCTCCAAGAAGGTAACCAGCTATAACTCCAGAGATGATTCTGGCTCTGGTTGTCTTGTCTGAAATTTGCTCAAGCCTCTGTACTTGCTGACGCAAAGTCTCAATTTGTTGTTCAGACAATAGCTTTGTACCCGCTTTTGCTTCTGCATCCCGTATTTTTGGCAACACAGTGCTTTCAAAAGTTTCAATGGCTTTGCCCGGTTTAGCAGAAGACAACGCTGAAACTGCGTCAGACATCAAGGTTTTTGCTCCAGCAATGCCTTTCAGCTTTTCTGTAGCCACTTTGTCTAAGTCTTTCAACTCTTTGGCAATAGCTTCTTGTGCGCCTTTGGCTTCTGCTGATATTGCGGTAGCAGCCTCTGTTTTTCTGCCAGCCTGACGTAAAGACGCAAGGTATGCTTCCAAGTCTTGTTTTGCACCAGCCATGCCCGGTTGACGCAACAATTCTCGGCTGTCTTTTAAAATTTTCTCTACGGCCTCTGGTGTCTTTGCAGCCTCTAGCTTGCCAGCAAAAAACTTACGTCCAGCAGAAGTAGCAATTTCCAAATTACCACCAACAGCGTCCACAAACTGCTTGTACTTTTCCGGGCTGCTAAAGATATCATTAGCAACTTGCTCGGCTGGTTTAGCGTAATATTTGCCAGCAGAGTCTTGTGTCTCTGTCAAACCTTTGCCAACTTTTGTGCCATGAGCCTCTATGTTTTTGGACAATCGTGCGTAGTCTTCAAGGTACTTTTCAAAGTCAGATGAATACTTTTTCATCTCGCCAGACAAGTTTTTGTACATGTCTTTGGCAAAACCTTGACCAATAGCTTTGTATCCTTCTTCTGGCAAACCAAAAGCTGCATCACCAAGTCTGCGCCTAATAACTTCTAAACCTTCAAAATCTCTGGTAACTGCTAAGTCATTTTTAAGCTGAGAGATAGAACGGATGTAATCACTAGAGCCACCCTTGGCTATAAGACTGTCAATCTCTCTAACCAATGGTTGTGTATCAACATACTGACCAAGACTCTGTTTTAACGCTGCCTCATTCTTGGCGTTTGCAAATCCAGTTTTGGCAGCAGCATCTCTCTGAGACTTAATAGATTTAACAAAGTTCTCAGCTTGTTGTCGAACAAAATTACCCACTTGAGTAGGAGTTTGAGGAATAGGTTTGAACCCACCAGCTTCTGGCAATGTCTTAACTCCAACCAGTTCACGCAATGAACGTTCACCTTTTGGTGCTGTTTTTGCTGCCGCTGTTTCTGCCATTGCTTGACGTTCAGCTTGGCTTTTTGTAGATGCTGCACGGGCTTCCTGCTCTTTTGCAAGTAACCTTCTTGTTTCTGACTCTTGTTGAGTAAGTGCTTTTTCTGCTCCAGTACCAACAGCAGCGGCTTCTTTTCCAACTTGACCAGCTTGGCCTGCTGTCTTTCTTCCTAACAACATACTACCAAGGTCAGCCGCTTTTCCAAATCCGTACTTTCCAAGACCAAGCAAGGCTTTTCCACCAGCAGCTACAGCAGGAACAAGTTCACCCGCTTTTACATAGCTTTCTAATTCTGGTTTTATTTTTTCGCCCCTAAGTCTTTCATAACCTTTTTGAAATTCTTTTGTGGTTGGAAAAATTGTTTCATATCCAGCCAATTCGCCTTTTGCTTCTGGAGTAAACATGGATTCAATGTCACCCGGAATTCCAACAATTCCAGTTCCAAGACCTAAAGCACCAGCGCCAATTTTTTCTCCAACAGTAGGTTCGGCAACAGGAGATGTTTGTTTAGCAGGCGCAGATTCATCAAACTTTATTCTGCTTTTTGCAGTAGTTGGTTCATCAAATTTGATAGCCATAAATTACTCCACGGTTGCTGGTTTGCCGCCAACAAGAATTTTTGTTCCTTTATCAAGGTTAGCAGCCTCTGCTTCTTGAATAGAGTTAAAAGACCTTCTTGGTGTTTCTCCGCTTTTTGCAACACTAGAATAACGCTTAGTCAATCCCTTAAATCCGGGGTACTCTGCTTCTAAAATGTCTTGTTGATAGCCCATCTCATCAACTGCTTCTTTCAAGTTGTCTTCTAATCCTTTTGCAGTCAAGTTGCGCCAATTGTAAATTGGGCCAAGTATTTTTTGTTCAGACAACGTAAGAGCCTTGCCGCCAATTAGGAATTCTTGCGACTGAAACTTTGCTAACTTTTGAGCCAGTGCAGGATATTTATCTTGCAAGTTCAAAATTACGTCTGGTATATATTGGTTTTGAGGGCCAATCAATTTTCTAATTTGTGGGTCTTGCAAATCTTCCAAAATAGAATTTACGTTTTCTTTTGCTACATGCCTAAACCTGTGTTCATCTTTGGTCTTAGTGTCTTTTGGCAATTCTTGAGAAACACCAGCAGCAGGCGTTTTAAGGCTTGCAGCAAACCGTCTTAACTCTTTCGCATCTGCTAAATGACGACCTTCAGCTTCTATCTTTTCTTGATTTCTACGCTGGTCTCTTTCATAATCTGCTACCGCTTTGTCAGCAGACCTTTTAACTTCTACTGCCCTTTTGTGCGCTTCAACAAGACCGTACTTTTCTGCGTACTGTTTCATAAAGTTAGCGCCAGACTCAGCAAAAGCAACCGCTGCACGTTCATCAGCAGCGCGTTTGTCGCGGGTAAAATCTTCTAACGAATGACGTAATTCAGACTCTAAAAACGTAGCTTTTTGTTGCAATGCTTTAAAGTTCTTTTCAAACTTGATTTGCTCTTGTTTAAACAAGTCAGCACGGCCTTTCTGATGACCTTCTAACATGCCGTTCATGGCGTGCATAGCCAGCATAGCGTTCTGTTTACCGCCAGCACCAATAGCAAAGCCAATGACGTTAATTAAGGAAAACAACGCAGCTTGGTCTTGCAGATTCTCTCTGCTAGGCTCAAAGTGAGCGTTCATGTAAGCATCGTCAATTTTGCTTTTTTGTTCTTTTATAGGCGCATCTCTTTCTTCTCGGCGTTTAGTAGCTTCTTCTGTTCCAGCTAATAATGATTTAGCTTTTTCATGGGTGCGCTCTGCTTCACTAACAGCTTTATTTATCTCTAATTTTTCAACTGCTGAACTGGTTTCTAATTCTTTGCGTCCAGCTTCTTCTGCTTTAGACGTAAGTTCTTTCAAAGGGTCTGTAATCCCTAATGCTTGAGAAGTTTTAGGAGACAATGTTTCAGCCATGATTAACCTCAAGGTGTTGGTGCAGTTGGTGCTGGAGTACCAGCCATTATCCTAGCCATGTTGCTATAGTAATTGCTAGTTAAGTTGTTGACGTACTGGTCTGCCTGCATACCTACTTTAATAGCACCAGTCATTATGTTGTCAGCAATGCCAGACAGCTTCAGACCGTAGTCATACTGACCTTGCAACAACTGTTGTCGGAAGGCTTCTACCTGTGCCATAGACTGCTGTGCGCCTACACCGCCACGGCGCTCTGCACCCTGCGCTGCCTGTGCCTGCACTGCTTGCAATTGTTGTTGGGCAACAGGTGTTAGTTCTCCACGCTGCGCTTTGCCAATCATTTCCTGTGCTTGCTGCTTGTAAGGTGCAGCCAAAGCAGACAACTCTTCTTTACCAGCTTGTCCAGCCTGCTGTGCTTTGTTGGCCTGATAAGCACCTATCAATCCTTGCAAGCCAGAAATGCCTAACTTCTTTAAGGTGTCTTCACTAAATCCTGTTGCTTTTGATGCTCTGCCTAACAAGTCAAGGTCTTTTGGTGTTGCTGCGGTTACTGGAGCAGTAGGTGTTTCACCAAACGCACCGTATTGAGTTTTTGTTGCAGCATCAGAGCCATACAAGTAAGGTTGAGTAGGAAACGTAGGAGCAGTCTCTGCCCCGTAAGAAGGTGTATACGAACTAGGAGTAGCAACCTCTGCTGTGGGAAATGTAGAAAACGGTGCTGCTGCCGGGTCTGGTGATTCAGTAACATCTGGGCCAGCAGGCACAGAGGCGGGAGTAGGGTCAGGAGTAGCTGTTTCTATAGGAATCAAATCTTCCTCTTCAAAAGACGGAACTCCAGTGTCAGCATGTGGCCTACCAGAGCCTCCACGCTCTTTCAGTAAGTCAGCTTCTTCTTGGTTGATATACGCCAACATGTGACCGGGCGGGGCTTTCTTTTGTAGAAGCCTCGCTATCTTGCGTATATCGCCGCCAACACTGGTAATTTGTCTTACTGCTGATGCCATGATTAAACTCCTAAAGCGTCTTTAAGACGCAAGGTTTCCTCGTTCCAAACTTTTTTACGCTTCTTACCCGTGGACGGGTCTTCAATTTCACCAGCCCCACGGTATGCTGTCAACCCCGTTGTAGTACCCAAAGCTTGACTTAAAGGAGAAGTTGTAGCAGGGGTTTTTGGTGGAGTTTTACTTGTAAACACTTTTATGTTTGGTTTGTAAAACTTATCTGGCACTGTCTCTTCTATAAGAGATGTCTCTACAGGTTCTTTAACAGAACTAGGAACAGGTTCTGTCGTAGTCGTAGGAGTAGTAGTAGTGGGAGTAGTTGCAGATGGAGTCTTAAAAGTAAAACTTGGTGTTTTTGTAGAAGGTTTAGCCGCAACAGGAGGAACTAAGCTAGGCGTTCCTGTAGGTGAAGTTACAGGAATTGTTGTAGGAGTTGTAGGCGCAAGAGACTCTCCAGCTTTAGGCTGAACAGAAGGAGTTGGCTCGACAAGAGGGCCAGACAAAGTATCTGTTGCTGTTTTGGTTTTTATATCAGGAGCAGCTATAGCATCTGTTGCTGTTGCTGTTTTTGTCTTTTCTGTTGTTGCTGTATTAATTGCCTCACTAATTTTAGAGCTGTCAACCCTAGAAGTGATGTTTGTATCAATAGCAGTAATTGTGTTTGTCTGCGGGTTAATAATTATTCTTGCTTGCGGGTCATAAACAACAGATGTTCCTGTCCTAGTGTCAGGCTCAACTTTTACTGTTGATACAACACCTGTAGGACTTATGATAAGAGCATCGCCAGTATTTGCATCTACAGCAATAACAACATTTTCACCAGCAGCAGTAGGAGATGTTTCAGCCGCAGTTATTGTTTCTGCTGGTATCTCTATACCAGTAGGGCTTACAGCGCCAGAAGCAATGTTTTCCAACATTAACCTATCTCTGACAGGCATAGTCTCAATGTTGGCAGGAGTAAAACTAGCAGAATTACTAGTGTCACCAAACATGCTATATAAAATAGGATTTGTGTTTTGTAATTGAGCGGCTGCTTCTGTTGATATGTTTAAGTTTTGAGCAACCCGTTGCGTTGAAACTTTTACAGGTGTAGGCGCTGGAGGTGTTTGTGTAGATGTATCAACACGGCGAGGGTCTGTTTCAGCAAAAGATGTTCTTGCTGCTAATGCTGTTCCGGGGTCACCACCAGTTGTAGGAATTAAAGCAAAAGCAGGGTTTTGTATTGTTTTATCTGTTTGTGCTTGCGGAACTAATTGTTGACCACCAATAAAACCACTGAGAGCGCCAGCAGACATAATGCCAGTAGCAACTATTGCTGTTCTAATTTTTTCACTTGCACTTGCAGCTTCTCTGAGAGCAGTTTGTCCTGCTGGTGTAGAAGCAAGTCTAGCAAGCAATGCTTGTGTTTCTGCTGTGGCTGCGGGAATCATTCCTGCACCAGCAAACGCTGTTGATGAACTTACATAATCTTTTTTTGCTGTTTCATTAAACGCAGCAAGAACACCCTGTGCGTCCATAGGCACTTCTGCAACAGGCGTAGGAGCAGGAGCAGGCGCTTCTGCAACTGGAGTAGTTTTAGATGCTGCTGCTCCAGCTTGACCGGCTGCTGTACTGAACGCGCTCATAAGAGCGCCCTTTTCTCCACCAGCCACAGCACCACCAGCAGCAGAGCCAACAATGTTTGCAATATCAGGGCTTGCATTTATAACATTTGAAACAGCAGATGTTGTTCCACTGCTAACAAGACCAGCTAAAGCTGCTTTTGCTACATCATCTTCATTACCACCACCAACAGCAGTTTTTACCGCAGAAGCACCAGCAGACACAATAGCATTTGTAACCGCTGGACTGCTAAGAACTCCATTAACTACTTTTGCAACTTCTATAGAACCATAATTGACAGCAGCGTTAGTAACAGCGTTGGCTAATGCTTTTTCAGGAGTTTGTCCTTGTGCAATTCCTGACACAGTGTTTGCAATAGCAAGTCCTGTTGCTTCTGCTAAAGGCCCGGCAGCCATAACTCCAGCACTAACAAGTTCTGATGCAATAGCAGAGCCAACACCGGGAAGAACAAAAGACAAAACTAATGGAAGTGCTTGTGACGCAAAACTAGGTTCCGCAGCTATTGATGCTTTTACCTGTTCATTTACTATGGCATTTTTTGCTTCTCTTGCTGCTTCTTGTTGTGCATAAGCAGCTTTATCTGCCATTGCTTTTTCAACTATTTTTTTAAGACCGGCAGGACTTCCTGACGGAAGACTCATAAGAAACTCCACTTGTCTCATCAAACCGGGAACAGATTGAATTTCTTCTTCTGTGTATCCAGTGTTAGCAAAACCTGCCATAACTACACTCCTAAAGCTGACGCTATTTGTTCGTGAATAGATAGGTGTACACCTAGCCAATCATAGAAGTCATCTTCTACGTTCCAATCAGCATCTAACAATTGAAACGGGTTGTCAAGGGCAAGGATAGAGGCCAGAGACTCATGTTCTTGGTTATGCACAAACAACCAGTCATCAAGGTTTTCGGGGCTGGCATCTGTTATAGGATACTTAGGGTAGGTCACTCCCGTATCAGTAATAATCTGGTGGAACAGACGATGCTGCACACCGTTCTCAAACAGCATCTCTGCTAGTCCATCCTTGTCGCCAAACTTGACGTAACTTAAAGCGTCCATGTTAATAGTCCGTCCCTACTCTTTCTTAAAGAATTCGTTGCGGATAAGGATGTATGTCTTTAACACGGTAAAGATAAGCGTAGCCCACACCATCATGTCATAAGATGTAAAGTGACTTGCAATAGTCCCTGCCCAAATAATGAGCAAGTCTAAGAAAGAGGTCTGTGAGTGTTCTTGTTCCATGTCAAACAGCGTAGTAAGGCACTTTTACTACTGTGCCGTTAAGGTCAACACTAAAGAATCCAGCAGGCACTAACAGAAGACTAGACGTTGCAAATGTTGCACTAGAAGATGTAGTGCTTGTAAAGTTTGTGGTCTGTGCGTTGATGTTGCCACCAGTAATAGTCACACTGGTAGAGTTCTGCAAAGCCATGTTGCCAAGGCCTGTGACGTTGGCATTGGGTACGTTGGCTAGTGAAATAGTGACGTTAGCAGACAAGTTGCCGCCACCAGTGAGCAGACCGCCTGCAATCACGTTGACTGTGTTGGGTACTGCGCTAGGTACGTTAGCAATAGGAACAGTGGTTAGTCCTATGGTTACGTTGCTGGTAAGTGGGCCACCACCAGTAAGAAGTCCAGAGGCTAAGACGTTAACAGTGTTAGGCACAGCACCCGGCACGTTAGCCACAGGTACGCTAGTAAGACCTAGTGTGACATTGCCATTTAACCTACCGCCACCAGTAAGCAATCCGCTAGATAAGACATAGGTAGTGTTGGCAGTAGCGCCTACACTATTGGCATCTAGGACAACAATACCCGTCTGACCATTGACAGACTGCACTGCATCTGTATTGTCAATCTTTTGCCAAACAGTACCGTTAAATACTGCAAGGTCACCTACTTGCCAATCGGTAATGCCGTTAAGGTTAGTGCTACCCGCTACAGAAACGTAGTAGTAGTCACCTTTGCTTCCAACACTGGAGGTAAGCGTAGGCGTGTTAGAGCTGGCATCCCAAGTCCCTTTATAGACAAGAGCGCCAACAAGATTACCTAAACCGCTTACCGTCTTTAACATTAGCTACCATCTCCCGGCGTGACATACACCACAGCCGTGCTAGTGCTTGTCAGGCCTGTGAAGTAAGCGTTGGGTTGGAAGGTAAGAATTTCATCTGTACCAGCAAGTAGAGGAATACTGTTACCCGTACTGGTGACAGCAGCCGCACTATTGCCCGCTTGTGCAGAGGTAGTACCTACACCCATAAACACAGTTACAGAGCCTGCGTTAAGAACACGGTACTGGTTACCGCCTAACGTGCTAGATAAAGCCTGCACAGGCGTAGGTGCGCTAGTAGCTGCGGTAAACGCAACCGTGTTACCAGACGGGCAGAAAGGTGCATTTACGCTCATGCTTGACTCCAAGGTAGTGCCAGTGAAACAACAGGCGGGTTTATCAAATCAGCAATCTTGAGTTTTACTTTTGCCTCTACATCACTTTTCTCTACACCGCTAGACCACACCCAAGCAAGTACGTCATCAGGAGTAAGGTCTTTGTACTCTACAAAATTACCGCCTTTATAGACAAACTCACATACACCAAAATCAGAAACAGAATAAGTTTGGTCATCCTGTTCTTGCTCAACAGAACATATCCAGTGAACCTCTGTAACAACACTGGTCTTGCCTTCTGTTTGAGGAAGGCATTTCATTTGTTCAATTGTCCATGTAGTGTTCATGCTGCCTCCAGTGCTGCGATACGGTCAGTCAGGGATGTGATTAGGGCTTGTTGTTCTTGAATTGCTTTGACTAAATGCGGTGTCAAACGTGAATAGTCCAACTGCCACATATCATCATCAGTTTTACCTTTGGTTACTACACCAGACAGAATTGGCTCAAGTTCTTGGGCGATAAAACCATATTCTTGATGAAAATCTCCGTCAGTCCAATCGTATTGGCGAACCTTAACATTCATTAAAGTCGGTAAAACCGAATTTGAATCTGTAATGTTTGACTTTAATCTTTGGTCAGACGTAGTGTTATAAACAACAGCAGACGTAGCGCCTACTCGCTGAACACTACCAATAAAAGTTCCGTTCAGAGAACATCCATAATATACGCCGCCTGATGCAGAAGCAGTGTCGTTAGCAACAAAACCAACAGCGGAAGAACCATTAAAAGCACTTATTACTTTCCCAGTATTAACTACTGTCGTAGTCCCCACCAGCAAGTTACCGCTGTTATCAAGGGTCATTACTTGGGTAAACGTTGCTGTATTACCCGCTGTTCCAGATGGTGCTGTGTACCATTGATGCTGCCCCGAAGATTGTTGGTATCGGCAAGCATAGTCAGTGGTTATATATTTCCAATTTGAACCATCAAAGTATGTGTTTATAGTTGAATACAAGTTAGTTAAATAAGCCCCAAGTGCTGCATATCCAACTTGAACTGGCTTTATAACTGACCACGCGCTAGGTACAATTCCTATCCCCACGTTCTGGCTTGCGTCTATATAGACAGCGTTTGTTCCATTAGTAGAGATACCCACTGCATTAGTGGCAGGCAAGTACATACCATTACCAGTTACGCTTGTTCCAGTAGGAATAAGTTTTGTTGCCGTTGCCGTGCCGGTAGTAGCAAAGTTAGTTCCGTCAAAAGTTAACGCACTACCAGTAGTAACTACCTTGCTGCCGTTGAGATACGCTACTGCATTGGCTGTTCCGTATGACAACGTAAGGCTTGTGGATACAGTGCCGCTAGTAATGTTGTCAGTAGTAATGTTTGCAGTGGTAATGTTTGCAGTGGTTACATTCGAACTTGTAATTGTTGACGTAGTAATTGTTGCAGTACCAATAACAGCAGTAGTTATGTTTGCTGTAGTCACGTTAGCAGTAGTGACCGCTACGTTTGTTAACGTAACATTGCCGCTACTAATAGTGACATTAGCCAGCGTCATGTTGTTAAGCGTAGTCACGGTGTTACCCAACTGGATAGCCGTGTTGCCTAACGTAATGACGGTAGCAAAGTTGCTGTCAAGCTGCGACAACGGAATAGATGCCGTTGCCGTGCCGAATGTATATGGGACTGCCATTTAGAACCTCACTCTCAATTCATGTTCAAACTCAAACGTGTTGTACACAAAGCCTGCGCTATTGCTTGTGATAGTCAAACCTAGATACTTACCGTATTGCTGCGCGTCACTCTTGTACAGGGCATAACCATTGGACGTAATCCACCCAATAGTGTTATTGCTGTTGTTTTTCCAAGGGATAGCTGCAATGCTATTGTTATACCAAACAACCGCATTGTCTAGCGTGTAAACAGGGCTAGAACCAGCCTCACTGTCCACCGTTACGCTAATGGTAGAGGCATTGTTAAGCGTAGCCTCTATGCCAAACTTCAGAGCCTGTTTGGTACGGATGGGGTCACCCATAGGCATCAAGGCCGTGCGGATGGTGCTAGACACATTTCCAGTGGCATCACTATAGAGCCGGTATAGGTCTGTGCCGGTAGTGCCGTACAAATTAATCAGGCCAGACAAGGGAACGGACGTAATGTAGGTCAGGCTTCCTTGGCTAGAGATGAACCACTTCTTCTCAAAGAACACCGCTTGTATAGCACGAGCGCCAAGAATTGGGTCATTGTAGGTAAAAGAAAAGGCTGCACACAGAATGTTGTTTAGCAGAACTTGACCGGCAGACACCGGCTTTGTGAAATCTATGTATGGGAAAACACCGTCTAGCTGGTCAGAAATCTTGCTGGTAGTAGAGCCAACCAGAGCGTAGATGCCGTAATCGTTCATGAACAGGACAGAACGGAAATACGGGAAGATAGCGTATATACGTTTTGTGCCTACGCTGGCGCTGACGTTGGTGTTGGTAAACAAGGTTGCGCCGCTAGTGGTAACCCGTAAATCCGAAAACACGTTGATACTGTCATCACCAAAGATGTACAGGAAGTTGTTAGCAGAGAGCAAGCCTTTAATGTTGCCGTGCAGCGTAGAGTCTGTGAGGGTCAGAGCGCCAGCAGAAACAGAAGTAAAGTCACTGTAGCTTCCAGCCGCAGAGTAATACACAGTACGTCCAGCCGCCACCCATGCCCTGCCAGAAAAAGTAGCAACATCAACTATCTGGTCAAGGTTGATTACTCCTGTAGCAGTAGCGCCAGAACCGGGTGTGCCGCTGCTGTCAGAAATAGCTACCGTCACATTGGACGTAGAGGTGTATCCAGCGCCGGGGTTAGACATCAAAATCTGGGTAATTTGACCGCCGCTGACAATAGCGTTAGCAGTTGCCCGTGTTGTCCAGCCGGTTACATCTCCAATAGTGACTGTGACGTTAGCAGAGTTGGTGTAGCCCGTGCCAGATGTGTTTATCACCACAGACACAGTGCCTGTCTTGAATGTAACAAGGGAAGCAATAGCGGTAGCGCCAACAGACGCGCCACCACCAGAAATAGTTACGGTAGGAGGTAGCGTATAGCCTTGACCAGCGTTTGTGAGGGTAATACTGCTTATTACATTTGCTAAGACAGTAGCTACGGCTGTTGCCTGTACGTTGCCAGTAGTCTCTTGTGGGGCAGAAAGGATAACGCTAGGGGTTGAGGTATATCCAGCACCAGCACTTCTAACGCCTATAAATCCTACAGCGCCTATGCTGGAGACATTGGCTCCATCCCAAGTAAACAATCCCTTGTCTGGGTCACCAATGATGACGCGCTGGTTCTTGTATTGGGCGGCAGATACATTGCCAGAAGAGAACGTACCCGCAGCGGCTACATTGCCTATGTTGGCAGTACCGCTAGTGTCTAGCTTGACGTACTGCGCCCTGCCGTTAGCCTCAAATCCAAGAATGTAATCATTGACATCAATGTTGGCAGAGGTAAGAAAGCTGACCGTGTTGGCAAAAGCTATAACGTTGTTGCTAGCATCTTTGACGGTAGATTGAGCGGGAATAACTTTGATGTTGCCGTGACCAATCGGCATGGCATTCTCAATCCATGCAAATTCATCTTCTTTTATCGCCGTTCTATTAGCCTTTGTGTTTAGGCTAGTGAAGTTCTTGACGACAGCATACGACTTTTTTTGCTCTGCTGCTGCCATGATTAGTACGGGCTAGAGTAAGGGTCAGGGATGCGGCGCGTGAATACGGAGTTCTGCACAGCATTGACTTGCTTGCTGTACTCTTGTTTGTAGATTTCAGCCTCACCGTAGCTTTGTTCTTTGTACTTGGCTTTGTAGGCTGCGTAAAAAGCTACAGGGCCAGTGTACGGAGCAACGATGGTGTCAGTGACGCTAGGTGCAGAGGTCTGCAACGGCGTAGGCATGATTACCGTATCTAGTTCTATGTAGTAGCTTTGGTCTGGAATAGGAGAGATATAAATCTGACCCTGACCATACGTTGAGAAGCAAATAGGCCTGCCAACATAGTTTTGCCAGTAACGCAGTTGGGCATTAAAGTTTGTCCACGGCAAGTAGCGCAGCGGAATGCGGCTATTTCCCCAATACAAGTTGACATTCATGATGTCTAGCGTGTACTGACCGTTAGGCATAGCGGCGTAAGTAATTATTTCCGCATTGCTGGAGTATTGCAACGTTGCTGTACCGTTGGTAAACGGGGCAGTAGGAGGAAACGTAGCGCCAGATGCAGGGTAAGGCGGGGCAGAAGTGTCAGTTGTTCCGCTACTAATTACTTCATAGATGAAGATGTTGGAGAACAAGAAATCACCGGCTGTTACAGGGGTGCTTGCAGCCCATGCAGTAGCCGCTACTCCCGTTGTAGATAACGGGGTTTGCGTAATTTGTAGAGTGCGTAAGCACCCTGTGTCTCTGACTACTCGCTCACGCGCACTATTGATATAGTCCGTTAACTCAGCATCATCCCAGAAATTGCCGTTGGCATCGTGTAGGAGCCTGCGGACTTCCGATATGTAGGAAGTAAGTGTTGCCATGTTGCTTCCATTTTATGCTGCCCTTTGGGTAACTTTTCCCCCTACGGATTTCTCAATCCGCAGAGGTACTACGCTAACCGCCGAGGGTAACGAGCGGTGCTGTTCGGGAGCCTGTGCAGTTATTTCAAACTTGCTCAGTCTTTCAATCCCAGAATTTAGGTCTGAATGAGAACGTATCCAACCCAGACGGGCCAGATACGGTTCTTTATTCTCTGCACCGTAACCAAACACATGCTTTGCAACATGCACAGGAACTTCTACGGGTTTACCCTTAAGAAATTCATAGAATACGCCACTGTACCCATCTGTGAGTGCAGTGTCGGTTCTGTTGGTTACGAATACAGTTTCGGTCATAGGTTCACAATGTCACCGTACACCGTAACTTCACAAGTTGCATCATTAGCGGTAGTTACTTTTACCCACAGAGCGCCAGACGAGTACACGTTAGAAACGGCATTCGCAGTAGGTGCAATGTCTTGAAAAGTACTTGTGCTTGTGATGTTTGCAAGTTTAGTGGTAGCAAATACAGCGTTAGCAGCGTTGCCATCGCTAGACGTAAGAATACTTACGTTAGCGGTAGCAGCAGTTGCGTTTGCATTTGAGATGGTGACACGGCGAACTATGAAGCTAGTGCCAACCACAGACATCACAGCAGCAGCATTACTTACCGCATTTAGCGGAACTGGTACTGCTGTGGCAATAGCAAAATTGCCAAATGAGTCTGGGTAGCGAGCGCCTACATTGTTTGCGTTCATGTCAACTCCTTAACTTGAGTAAGTGCCGGGAGCGTTGTTACCGCCGTTAGACGTGTACAGAGTCAAAGACTGAGTGCTGGTAGTTGCGTTTGCACGCACGTTCCAACCGTCAGAAATAACAGTACCGCCTGTGTTGGCTGCAATGTACGTTGTCCAAGCATTAGCACCAGCAGAGGTGTAAGCATTCACTTCAATAATCACGTTGTTTGTGGTTTGAGGAAGAATGTAAGCACCAGCAGGAACAAACTGAGCGGACGATGTGCCAGCGTTCATCAAAGTTGTATTGCCAATACCAATAGCGGTAATGGTGATGCCTTGGAGATACGCACCAGCCGTGTTAGTGGCTGCGTTGGCAAGAAGGATTTTATTTAGAGACAATGACATGTTCTATGCTCCTTACAGCGAGAGGTAGTTGTAACCTGTCACCTTGGTCATCGACTTAGGCTTGACGTTCACCAACTCGGCAATCATCAGAACCGCACCGACATAACCAATTTGCCAGTTGGGAAGCGTAGATTCAAATCCTGTGAACACGAACGAACCTTGCTCATGGATGTAGAGCGAGAGATAGTTAGTGTTGAGGAAGTAAACCGTACCTTCTGGGCAGTATGGGTCTGGGTAGATAGGTACACCAGCAACCATCAATGCGCGGAAAGCAGCTTGTGGGCCGTTGTTGTCGCCATCAAATCCCGAACCGGGGGTGATGACATATTGCTCTTGACCTACAAAGTCTTGAGCCAACAGAGTCCATGTACCAAAGCCACAAACACCAAAGCTAGGCATTTCAGCACCGTTCTTCACAGTACCAGAGATGTATTGCAAGATGTTTTGACGGGTTGGGTTAACCGAGCCAGCAGCGTATTGCTTAGACTTCCACCATGTGTAGGTATTACGGTTAATGTTTCCGTAAGTAGCAAGCGTTGTACCGTCATCTACAGCACCGGGCAGTCCAATGAACTGTTGGGTGTTAGTGGTGTTGGTGTACAAAGCCGTAGCCATTGCGTCCATCATCACGTTGGTAGCATCGTTCATACGAGCCTCAATCAACGGGATAATCGCTGCATCTTGTTGAACTGCGCCTTCCATACCGAGGAACGGCACGGGAGAAATCATCAGTTTCAAGTCAAATTCAGCGTTGTAAGCGCCTTGTTGAACTGACGGTTGGGCAAAAGAGCCGCTGTAGTCAGACCACTGAGCATTTACAAACTGAGCGCCCTGTACGGGAACAGTTACAGAAGATACACCGCCACTAGCTTGCTGACTATTACTAATCAGTGCTGCCAACAGAGGTGTAGAGTTATAAAGCTGGACAACCAGCTTGGGGATAAAGGCTCTACGAGTTACATAAGTCAGTTCAGTAAACTGATTCGACCCTGTAGCTGGTAGGATGCCGCCGCCAATAGCCATAAGGCCTCCTTACGTCACGATAGACAAAATAATACCCTCTTTTACAAACCGATAGGGCGAGTGGGCTTACGCAAATCACTCAATGCCCTTGCTGCTTCTTCACGAGCAGCACCGACAGGATTCTTCCAATACTTGTTGAGGTCAAACTGTTTAACAGGTGACGGGTTGTATCCAGAAGATGTTGGTACTGCTGCTTGTTTCATCCAGTTATGATACTGGGCTGCTGTCTCATGGTTGGTGATACCTTGTTCCAGCATAATCTTTTCTACGTCTTTGACCTCTGCTTCAGAAGAGATAAGACCCTTCTTAACCAGAGAGTTACGGCGACTTTGCAATTCTGCAATTGCATCACGCTCACGCAACTTTGCTTCCAAGGCTTGTACACGCTGTTCTGACTGATTGACAGCGTTGCGTGTAAAGTCTTCCATATCTAGTTCTGGAATAGGAAGGTCAGGTTTAACTTTCTTGGTCATCCGCAAGAACTCTTTACGAGTCTCAGGATTCTCAGCCAGCATTTGAGATAGGGAAGCCAGTTCATCACGGGCTTCTAAGGAGACGTTTTCTAATGACATAGTGTTACCCTCTTTATACGCTTATATAACTTTTTTTCCGTCAGCAGGCTTTTGCACCGCCATACCAGCTTTGCCAACTTTGGCTGGGCTGTTGAGGCCACCAAGCTGAGAAAAACGGGGGGTGTTAACCATAACGCCATTTTGCTGATTGTTGTCAGTAGGACGGCGGGGGGCTGCTGCGCCACGAGGCTTAAACAAATCCATGATGGACTCCTTACATTGGGGGTGGTTGTGGTGCGCCGGGTGAGGGCATACCGGGAATTGGCGCGCTTGCCATTGCTTTACCCTCAGGCGATGCGCCACCAGCTTGAGGTAGAGTTTGCAGCATTTGCAGAATCTCTGACTGCTGCAACTCATTAGTTTTGTTCTTGCGTGGCCCCATTAAGCCGGTCAAAGAACGAATAGCTGCAAGAGCCTTCTGCCCTTCTACTGACTCAGACCCTAGAGCGGGGAGCGATTGTTCTAGCAAGTCCATTGCCATGCCAACATTAATCATGGCAGCTTCTTTGCTACCCATCTTTGGCTCTGGTGTGGACATGGGGCTGGACATCGGGGGGGTTTCCGCATCCGACATAGCGGGTGCGCCGGGTGAACCACCGAGGTCTGGGGAAGGAACGGGGGCTGCTGCGCCAGCAGAACGACTGCCTCGCATTAACTCCATCAATTTATCTGAGGGTACACCCATAACTAACTCCTTTGGCGCGTTTGTAACACATACAAACGATTTGTCAATAGGTGGCGGTTATTTATCATCCAACCGCCAATGATGTGCTGCTCTAGGCAACCAAGGTTTTACCCTTGATTACTTGCGAGACTTACGTCCTTTACGACCTTTACGCATAATGCGCTCCTTCATAGAGGCGGCCACTTACTTACTAGGGGAAGCAGCCATACCCTATTCCTTGCGGAATTCTTACCGGCGAGTCTTACGACCGCGCTTTGCTGTTTTGTACATGAGAAACTCCTGTTGGTCAACGACGAGCATAGTCCCTTTGACTTCGCCCACCGCTAGTTTTATATCCAACTTGGCGATATGTCAAGTTGGGGCTGGCCTCTCCCCGCTGTAGGGTAGGGGTGTTTACTCTTGGCTGGTCTGCACGGGGTTGGGTAACCCCTGCTTTTGGTGAACCTGTTGTTGCCATTATTGCTCCTTGGGGGGTGCTTTTTCTTTGGGAGGGGGCTGCTGCGCCGCTTTTTCCTCTGCTTTTTTCTCCATGACTTTCAACCTGTCTTGCAACAGTTGTTTCATAGGAGGTTCTAGCAAGTCAAGCAGAGATTCTTTGTCAATGACCTGTGCTTTGAACAAATTGAATGCCAATTGGCGCAAATCTTCCATAAAGATAGGCGAGTTGCTGTGAGCATCCACTTTGACCACAAAATCTTTGGTGAACTGCTCTGCAATGAACTTGTTACCCTTTACATCCTTGAAGTGCGTGTTGTCATAGACTTGCATACACTTGAGGTACAGGGTTGCCAGCTTTTCTAGGCTGTCTTCAATAACCAGCGCCCGTTTCTTGGCACGACTGCTTCCCAGACGGGCAAGTTGGCTTGCGTGACCAGTAGAGCGCACCCCAGATTCACCCTTGCCTTGCAGGATAGAAGAGATACCAGAGGCCTCTTCAAACATGGCATCAATCTCACCAATCTCTTTGAACAGGTCAGGCGGGATAGTAGGCGCTAACTTCTCTACCTTGGCATTGGGCATGTCAGTTGCGAGTAATCCACCAGCCCGGTTAAGGGCAAAATTCTTCTCATCTAAGATGCCGGTAAAGCCAATCAAGGCGGTAGGAGGTGATACCTGTTTACTCAGCAAGTCTAAAATTTCAGACATACGCTTGGTGCGTAGCTGCTGCAAGTAAATCAGACGGGCAACCTCGGACGTACCCCAGAAGTAATCGTACTGCGGGTTAGGACAAATCTGAATAAAGGGCAACTCGCCCTTGAGGAAGATGGATTCTCCGCTGCGGTCATAGATGATGATGTCCGGGTCTGCCTTGGTGACCACTTGGTAGTCATTGGTGTCATCGTTCCACACCCATAACTCAGTCATCTCTACTGTTTCTTCCGCAACAACAGCCTTGTATTTGTTGAGGCCTGACAAATCCAGATTGACGTTACCGTACATGGTTGGGTTGCTGGCAGAGAGAATAATTTTCTCTACGCCATTAGAAACTTCTGTTCTCTCATGCTGAGTTGCGCTGACACGTTTGACAATCTGTTCCCGCTTAGGGTGGGAGTACAGACGGGCATACAACTCTGACTTGGTGATGTAGTACGTCTGGACAATAGCTTCTTGTCTGTCGGTGTAGGGACTGTCTTCACGCAGCACACCCATGCAGGCAGGCTCCACCATGTAGGGGTGAATACCGTTATTGATAATCAGTTTTACAAAGGTGGAAGAGTAAGCCAGTGACCACGAGACTGCTTGCGAGAAAACTTGGTCAGCATTACTGTTGAGCCACTCATCATTGAGCGCACGGGTGAGGCTAGGAATCTTGGTGTGTTCTGCTTCGTCCACCGCCGCACCGATATTGATACTAAAGCGGGTTGTCTCTGCTGAGTAGAGAAACGAAGTCAGTTGGTCAATGTGCGGATAGATTTTGTTGTAGATGGCGGGGGTTTCACTTGGCCCGTTTCCAAACAAATACCAACTTCTCAGCCCCGCATAGTCGGGCCTACGGTCTTCCCTTGACACTAAACACTTTTGTATCAGGTCAAGGTAGAAAATTTCCCGCTCAAGTGGGGCTGATGGAATTTTCATGGTTTAGGAACCGTTAAGTTTTCATGGTCTGGAATATAAGACGCAGGTTTTGGCCCTGTCAAGTTCCCCGCTTCTTTGGGATTGATGCCTACAGATTCTCCCATGACGGACTTAAATTGTCCACCAAGTACGGATTTCATAGAGATGTTACCCCCATTTCCCCAGATTGCGGAGTCACCAGCCCGTCCTTCTTTGGGTTTTTGGCTCTCAAAGTGCTCACTGGCGGCTGTAGCCTCGGCATATTGCTTGTCAGTTAGCTTGTTGTTGCGTTTGAGATAGCCTGTTTGGTGTTCACCCTCTTTGGTGGACTTGATATCGGTCATCTGGAAGTCTTTGGCTAATCCTTCAAGTGTTTTATCCGTTTTTGCCGTCTTTGCAGACCTTGTACCCACTGGTTTAAG